GCCTCACGTTGGAGGCCGACTACGGTTTGCCTGCCCCGCACACCGCGGCACCAGCAATTCTGTGGTCCAACACCGTCACCGCTGTGCCGTTGACGAACGAACGGGCCTGGGCGGACCTCATCCGCACTGACGGCGGGAACGTGTCCTTCGCCGTCACCAGCTCCGCAGTTCTGGCTTTGATGCAGGCGAACACGCAGTACAAGACGTCGTACTTCGGTGCGGCGACCGACCGCCCGGATTTGAACCTCGACCAACTGAACAGTGTCCGCGCCGGCTACGGCCTGCCACCGATCAGTGTCAACGACAACCGAGCCAACCTCGGTGCGGTGTCAACGAGGTTCATCGGCGAGGACTACTTCATCCTCGGAGGTAACAACCTGGGCGAAACCCAGTTTGGGGCCACCGCGGATGCGTTGGAGTTGGCCGGGTCAAACGCCGTGGACTTCACCCGCCAAGACGCCCCCGGCATCTTCGCCGCGGTGTACAAGGCCACCGACCCGGTCACCCGCTGGTCGAAGGCCACCGCGGTCGCGATGCCCGTCGCCGGCGAGATCAACTCGCTGTTCGTGTCGGACGTCAAGTAAACCGATGGCCACCCGGAAAGTAAGCGCCCCGGCCGCAGACTTGGGCGCGTCTGAAGACTCGGACGGTGCGGATACGCAGACCCCCGCTGCCCGCATCGTCCGAGTCCCAGCGGTGTTCATCCACCACGAAGGGTCCTCAACCCTGTACGTGAAGGGTGACGTGCTCCCAGACGACGCAGTTGTTGGGGAACACATCTACACCGAATAGCGGTTCGCACCCGAATCCCCCCGTGCCGGGTGTGAACAACGAGGGATGCCCTAGCAGGAGGTGAGCCTGCTAGGGCATCTTCCTGTCAAGTGCAACACTTGACAGCATGGCGATGACAGACACAGAACTGGCGGAGATTCGTGACGAGGTCGGTTCGGAACCGGACGACGCAACTGTGGATGCGTTCTTCGACGAGCTGGGTGCGACCGTTCTGGTTTCGTTGCGAGTACTCCGTCGTAGGCGCGGGGATCTGTTGGGGAAGCCGAAGTCCTTCACGTTGACTGGTGTCCTGTCTGTGACGAACGGCGAAATTGAACTCCTGGACGCCCACATCCGCCGCCTGGAAGCCCGCGCCGCCTCGTTGGGCCTGGAGGACCCGGGTAGTTCCGGTGGTGTGACGGTGACCCGCCTGACCCGCACACCAACAATCAGGTAACCCTGTGCCTGATGTGCCAGGTTTGGAGGCCACCTCACAGGCGATCCGGCGAACGTTCCAGGCCGCCCAGGACCGGTTAGACGCCGAACAGGCCCGCATCATCGCGGAGTGGCCCACGATGCCCCGCACAGCCCGCCTCTCCCGGCTGCGGGAGTTGCAGGCCACCGTTGACGAACTCATGGCCGCGGCGGACCAGTTAGCCCTCAGATGGGCGCAGCGGGGCCTCCCGGAGGCGTACACGTTGGGTGCCACCACGGCAGCAACCGCCGCCGCAGGAACAAGCCCGGTGTTCACCCAAGTCGCCGTTGACGCCCTGAACTTGGTTGTCCAAGACACCTTCGAAGACCTGTTGAGCGCTACGACTCATGTGAGGAGTACTGCGAAGGACCAAATCCGGTATTTGGCGAAGGACCGCATCGCCGACCGGTTGATCAGGGGCACCACACCCGCCCAGGCCGCGAAAGAACTAGCCCAAGACCTCGCGTCGAAGGGCATCACAGCAGTCACCTACAAAGACGGCTCTACCCGCACGTTGGCCGACTACACCGACATGCTGATCAGGACCCGCACCGCGGAGGTGCACCAGATCGGCGGGTTCGACCAGGCCGACGCGTTCGGCATCAAATACATGGAAATCTTTGACGGCGCTTCGTGTGGGTGGACGTCACACCAAGACCCCAACCCGGCAAACGGCAAAATCGTCACCGTCGAAGAAGCCCGCGCCTACCCCTTGTCGCACCCGCGGTGCAGAAGGTCCTCATCGCCGCGCCCCGACATCACCACCAAAGCCCAAGCGAAAAAGGCGCAACCCTCCACCACCGCAGCCCAACGAGCCGACCAGTCATCCGCGGAGAAGCGTCACGCCGCAACTGTGGAACGACGACGGCTAGCCCGCAACGGCATCATCAGCGACCGGGGAAGTAAGGCGCAGTCGCCTGCCGCAATCAAGCACGCCAAGAAGATGGCCGCGAAGGCGGCACCGAAGACCTACACGCCTGGGAAATGGACGCCCGACCCGGCACTTGACACAAAGTTCGGGGTGGACCTGCTCGGGAACCCCGCGACGGGAACAGCGATCAAGAAGTACTCCAACGGAAACCGCAGCGTCGAAATCGAAGTCGACCTCACCGAAGAACAAACCGCCAGAGTCCTTCAAGGGTTCGATCAGGCGTTGGAGACCCTCCCCGACGACCTGGTCGGCGCCGCCATAGGCATGTCAGTTCAAGACAGCCCACACTTCACGCCACAACCCAAGGGTGTGGTGATGGCGTTCGTGTACCCGTCGCCTGAACTTCCGTTGGCGATCTACGTCAACCCGCGCCTGGCCCGCGGAGAACTGTCCCAGAGCCAAGCGGACATCGACTTTTACAGTTACATCCACGAGATGGGGCACATCGTGGACCGACTCCGTTCAGACACCCGTAACCCTGTCACGTTGCTCACCAACACACAGGACGAACTGTTCTGGCTGATCACGAAGGACGCCAACACCGCCTACGGCCAATCGTCCGTGGCGGAAGGCTACGCCGAGGCGTACGCTAAGTGGCAGCTCGACAAGACCGACCCGTTGGGGCAGGTCTATCACGAGTTTTACGGGTGGAAACCATGATGATTTCCGGCGAGGTTCCGGATTCGGTCCGGGACGCAATTGAGCAGACGAAGCATTTGGACGTCGCCTCGATGTCCGTTGAGCAACTGCTTTTCGCCGCCCAGTTCGGATCGGCGGAGTCTGTCGTGGAGTACAACCGGCGCATGGCGCTCATCGGAGGGCCTGTCTACCGTCCCGCAGGACAGTGAACGGCTAACCTGTTTGAATGCAGACGTGCCGGGTGTGCTCATCCCTTGTTGCTGATGAGGACACGCATTTGGCGTGGCACCAAACCGTCACCGAACCCGAACTAGGGTTTGACTTCGCCTCAGCGGTTCAGGAGTGGCTGTGTTCCCTTGATGCGGAGCAGCTCACGAAAGATGCCCTGAATAAGACATCTGGGCGGGTTCCTGTGGGGCAGGCCATCCTGGACACGTTGGCCGAGTTGGCTGGTGAGTTGCGGTGAACTTGGAGTCGCTGTTCGGTATCGGCCGACAGTTGGCCTCTGACGCCATCACGAGCTCGGGGACGTTCGTGACCATACGGCGCCCTGACGGGTCCACCACGGTGGACCCTGAGACGTTGGAAGTCAGCCGCACCTCAACGATCGTCGCCCAGGACGAACCCGCGGTCATCGTTGATGCAACTAACGCCCGACAGACAGATCGGGCACCTGGTGTGCAGGTCTCCCAGGAGACGTACAAGTGCGTCATACTCCCCACCGTCATCACCGCCCAGGCGGGGGACCTCGTCGAGGTCGGCGTGTGTCTCGACGAGAGACTCCAAGGCCGCCGGTTCTCGGTCCTATCCGTCACTGGTGGGTCGGCTAACGCAATCCAAACGTTGATATTGACCGGGTTCACACCAGGGCAGGTGTCCCCGTGACCCGCATCGCGATCACAAGCAACGCCGCCGAGGTCGCCAAGTTACTCAAGGACGTTTCCCCGGGGGTGGAGCGGGCCATGAACCGCACCACACAGCAATACGGCTCACTCCTGCGAACCAGGGTTCGGGCTAGGGCCTCAGGCCGTCCAGGGCCCCGCGTCGTGACCGGTGACTACCGCAGGTCCATCGGGCTACAGATGACCCGCGAACGTGGGGCCTACACGGCCGTCGTTGGAACGAACTCCGTTCAAGGCCGAAGGTTGGAGTTCGGCTTCGTCGGCGCGGACTCGCTCGGGCGGAACTACGCCCAGGCCCCGCTACCGCACTTCCAACCGGCGTTGGACGAGACCGCCCCCCAGTTCGCCACAGCCCTAGACACCGCAGTCGCCAAAGCCACAGCAGCTGCGCTACGCGGCCAAGGCGACGGACGCCGAGCACGGAGAGGACCTACCGGTGGGTGACGGGTGGGTCGACGCGGGTAGGACTGTCACCGAACTGATCGAAGCTCTGGCTGAACATCTGAGTCTGCCCGTGGTTGACGGTCGGGATGTCGGGGACGTGTTGGCCCCGTTCTGTGCGGTCGCAATGATGGGCACCCCTCGAACCATGACCGGTTTGGGGTCAAACTCCTACGTGTCCATCGGCGTACAAATCACCAGTGTCGGGGTGACTGACGCGCAAGCGAGATTGTTGGCGGACAAGGTCACCCGGTGGGCATGCGGACAAATCCGGGGCACGTGGATCGTTGACATCCCCCTCACCACAGGGCTCGTGACCCACAGGGACCACTACGACTCCACCCCTGCAGGGGAAGAAAAACTTCCCCAACGCCACGACAGGTACCTGTTCACCGTCCAACCCAATTAGGTTCGCGTTCGGCGTGCCGTCAAACGCAGCACGGTCACCAGAACTACCGTTCACCTGTAGACAGTCCAACGTCCAGGGAGCGATACCGGTGGCCGATCTGATTCGCATCACACACCCGAAGTTGCCGCCGGCCGCACCGGCGAACACCACACAACGCGCCTTTGACCGTGTGTGGTCGAAGAAGGGCTGGCAGGTCGTCTCCGACGAACCCGCCAAGTCCGCCGCCAAGCCCTCCAAGGAGTCCTAATGTCCCTGTTCTTCCGACGCGGACAGGCAGGGGCATGGTGGATCCCCACCATCGCCTTGCCGTTGAACATCGCCGAGATCACCGCCGGGCAGGAACTCCACACCGCGTTCGCTGGGGTGACGGGGTTCGACACCCAACTGAACCGCATCAACACCCCGGTGTTGAAGTACCGCCGCGAACTCCAACTGGACGGCCCTGAGACTTTCGGGGACGCCACCATCACGTTCATCGAGGACGACGGCACCGGCTCCGACCAGGACTCAGTCGATCGGAACGACATTTCCGACGTCATGGTCGAAGGGGCGTCCGGGTACATCGTGTTCCACCCGAACAAGCAAACCCTCGTCGCCTCCGACATTGTGGAGATTTGGCCAGTGAAGATCGGCGCCCGGAACCGCACATGGTCCTTGGACGCCGAAGCGAGTCGCTACGTCGTGCAGTTCGCGATCACCGGTGACCCTGACAAGGAAGCCGTCGTATCCGCATAACAACAAGTGTTTGGCCCCACTCACCAGGGCTGAACCTTCACGGCAGGTGTTCCCCCAGGGGCCTGGGGCTATAAACCTTCCGGGTTGGTTCGGCAGTTGTCCTTGGGAGGCCGAAGTGTTGAGACAGAAGCGGAAAGCGCAGTTCCGGGTATGGCTGTCAGATGAACCAGTCCAGGCCTTGTACGACGCGCAGCAGGCGATGCTGCAAGCCAAGTCCAAATCAGACGTTGACCGGCTCCAACCCATCCTGCGTGAGGCCCGTGAGGCCGCCGCAGAAGCATCTGTCCTGTTCGAGTTGACCGCGCTCAGTCGGAACGCCTACGCCGCCCTGGTTGCTGAGCACCCGGCCCTGGACGGTTACCGGTGGAACCCCGACACCTTCCCCCGCGCCCTGTTGAAGGCGTCAATCACCTCACCCGAACCAACTGATGATTTGGTCGACGAGATTTGTGACGACTGGGAACTAGCCGAATACAACGCCCTCGTTTTGACTGCTGAGAACTTGAACGTCACCCGCCGGCAGGTGGACCTGGGAAAAGGATTCACGACCCGGAATGGGGGCTGATCATGTCCCACTGCGTGGAGAAGGGCATCGCCCCCTCGAAGTTCCGGTCGTGGCCCGAACAGGACCAAGACGAGATCGTGGCCTACCTCGCATGGCAGAAAGGTCTATGCCCCGGATGCGGGGTGCACCACACCGAACAACACCAATACAGCCCCACCCTCAAGAGGTGTTCGGTGTGTGAGCAGGTCGAACAAATCCGGGCCACCATCCCCACAGATGCCAACGGGCACGGCGTCTCCGTCGTCCTCGAAAGGATCGGCACATGAGCACCGTCGAAGTCCGTTTGGGTGCCATCAAAGACCCACGCTTCGACGCGGTGTTCGCACAGGCCGGGCGCACCGTTGACGGGTTCGGGAAAACGACCAAGACCCACACAGCTAAGTCCCAGCAAGGGTTCCGAGACCTCGCCGACGACATCGGCGTCATCCCAGGCAGGTTGAACGCCACCGCCACCCCCATGACGGCCCTCGGTCTGGGTGCTGTGTTTGCGGTATCGAAGTTCACGGAGTTCGACGTCGCGATGGATGCCGTCGCCGCGTCGACGCATGAAACAACAGAGAACATGGCTGAGCTGTCAGCCGCCGCGTTGGAAGCGGGGTCGACCACCAAATACTCAGCCACGGAGGCCGCCGGCGGTATCGATGCGTTGGCGAAGGCCGGGGTCAGTACGACCGACATCCTCGCCGGTGGTTTGGACGGGGCTTTGGCACTGTCCGCTGCTGGGATGGACGATGTCGCCGCGTCCGCTGAGATCGCCGCCTCGACAATGTCCCAGTTCGGCCTCGAAGGTAAAGACATCCCCCATATCGCCGACCTCCTCGCAGCAGCAGCTGGGAAGGCTCAAGGGTCTGTTGCGGACATGGGGCAAGCCCTGAACCAGACCGGCCTGGTCGCCGGCCAGATGGGCCTGTCGGTCGAAGAAACAACCGGCACCTTGGCGGCGTTCGCCAAAGTCGGCCTCATCGGGTCCGATGCTGGCACCTCATTCCGCACCATGCTCCTCCGCCTCGCCAACCCATCCGGTGAAGCCGCCGACGCAATGAAACGCCTCGGCATCGAGGCCTACGACGCCGGCGGAAACTTCGTCGGAACCATCGCATTGGCCGGACAACTCCAGGCGGCCCTGTCCGGTAAAGAACAAGCCGAACGCGACGCCGCTTTGGCCACTATCTTCGGGTCCGACGCGATCCGGGGTGCGAACGTCCTGTACGCCGAAGGCGCGAAGGGAATCGAGAACTGGACCAACGAGGTCAACGACGCCGGATTCGCAGCCGAAACCGCCGCAATCAAAATGGACAACCTCAAAGGTGACATTGAGGAACTCGTCGGCGCCATCGAAGTGCTGGCGATCGGTACCGGGGAATCAGCGGACGGGCCTTTGCGGAGTCTCGTGCAGGTCTTGACGGCCGTCACATCCGGACTGAACGAGATGAATGCGGAGGCCGAGAAGAACAACGTCCCGAAACTCACCTCCAGCATCATTGACCAGACGAAAACGTTCTTCGACCTTGCGACGAACCCGCCCGACTGGTGGCCTGGTGGCGAGGATGCAACTGAGGATTTGACCGCGGCGATCGACGACTCCGCCCGGGCATCCTACGAAGCGCGGTATGCGTCGACGGATCTGTCCGGTGCTGTCGCTGAAACCGCCGAGGAACAACGCGCAGCGACGATCGCGACGCAAGAGCAGGCGGACATGCTCAACGAACTGAACGACGCCTACTACGACGCCATCGACGCCGCGTTGGCGTTCTCGGATGCGGAGGTTGCGTACGCACAGTCAGTGGCGGATGTGGGGGAGCGGGTCGCTAAACGGGCCGAACTGACGAAAGAGATCACCGCGGCTGAGAAAGAACTAGCCCGGGCTGATTCCCCTGAGGCGAAGAAGCGGGTCCGCGAAGAACTCGAACGACTCAACGACGAACTCGACACGTACACCAAGGGTTTGGACCTTTCCACTGAGGCTGGCCGTGAGAACCAGGAGTCGATCAACCGTCAGATTGGGGCGGCGAAGAAACGCATCGAGGCCCTGATCGAGGACGAAACAGCCACGAACGGCGCTGTCATAGCGCAAGAGAAAGCCGCTGTTGCCGCAGACCAAATGGCTGATGAGCTGTACGACTCCGCGATCGCGATGGGCGCAACGAAAGAAGAAGCTAGGGATTTGGCGGACAAGATTCGTGGCATCCCGAAGACCGCGAAAACTGCCGTGACAGTTGACACGTCCACAGCACGCGCCCGGATTGACGCCCTGATGGCCGCCATCGCCAGAATTAAGGGCAAGCGGGTCACCATTGAGGTGAACGAGTTCCACCGCCTGTTGCGCTCCCAGGACGTGTTGGACAACGAACCCGGACGCCGCGCCACAGGTGGCCCGATCTTTGGTGCCGGTACTGCGACGTCGGATTCGGTGCCGATCTTGGCCAGTAACGGTGAACACATGTGGACCGCCCAAGAAACCGAAGCAGTCGGTGGCCATGGCGCGATGATTGAACTGCGAAGGCGTGCCCGCGCCGGGGTACTAGGCCTCGCCCAGGGCGGCCCCGTGACACTCGACTCCACCATCCGGTTACCACCGGGAGGGCAGGACTACCGAACGTCCTTTAGTGGCCGCCCATCGGCGCAAGGCGGGCCTGTAGTGAACATGGTCGGCTACCCGAAAGAAGTCCGCCGTGATGTTGTGACCGGCCTTCAAGAGGCCCGCTACCGAGGGTTAGGGGCCTAGAAATGCCTGTGGACACGACAGACACGATCCTCATCGGTGCGACCCCGCTCGAGGCGATAGGGGCTGTGGAAACCCTGTGGGAAGGGGCGTTCGGGGTGGAGTACTCCGACGACCAACCCGACCTTCCAGGTGAGTCACTACCCGCGTTCGATTTGGTCCCGCGGCCCCGGCAGGTGAACATCGGGATGCTGATCCACGGTGACACGAGGGCCGAATTTTTGGACCGCCTCCACACGTTGGAAGAACTCGTCGACCAACCCTTAGCCACTCTCGACCTACGCAAACAGCAAACCGTTGATGTCACCACTGAGACGTGGACGAAACGCGCAAAGTTCGTTGGCGGTGTAGACCCAACGATGGTCGGCGGATCAAACCGCATCGGCCGAGTCCTGCTCAGGTTCGCAACCCTGGACGCCGCATGGCACTCCGTAGCGTCGACGTCGACGAACGTCACCAGCTCCGGCGCCACAGTCACCTCAACAGGACGTCGCAGGACCCACCGAATGACGATCACCCTGCCCGGGGCCGGGACGTTGACGAACACCACTACAGGTCACTCGTTGGTCACCACAGGCGTCGCAACCGTGGATGCACAGTGGTGCACCGCCACCAACGGCGGATCCAACGTCCTCGGGCGCATCTTGGGATCCAACTTTGTTGACGGGCACGTCATGGCTTTGGTGCCCGGTGGGAACACATTCACCTGGACCGCCGCAGGGACAGTCGTTGTTGAGCACTGGGATGCGACGTGATCTGCGGCTTCGCCCAAATCCGGGTGTGGGACACATTCAAAAACGAATGCCTCGCGATCCTGCCCGTCACCAACCTCCAATGGTCCTTTGAGGCCGGCGGCACAGGTGGGATCGGGTTCACCGTCTCCACTTGGCTACCCCAAATAGTTGACGACCCGCACCTGCTCGACGACTGCTGCGTGACCGTTGCTGTGCCCCTCGTCGAAGGGGAAGCACTCACGGAGATTGAGATGTTCGTGTTGCGGGGCGACCACACCCGGACCCTGGTTCACAGGGACGGCCCGGCCGCTTTGGACATCACCATTTCGGGCGCGAAACACGCAACCGAAGTGTGGCTGAGTGATGGTGGGGTGAACCCGGAAGCGTCCGGTGCGGACATGCCACAAGACGCCGGACAAGAACGAATCTTCGGCTGGCCATCGTCCTCATATGACCCTGACGATGACCCAACGATTTGGGACAACTCCGTCCCCATCAGCCGTGCAGCCCGCTACTACTGGACTGAGGACGGCAAGAGGACCTACCAAACCCCGAAGTTCCCGAAAGCAGCCGCTTCGGCTGGGGCGAGGTGGTTGACCCCGCAAGGAGGGGCCGGGAACCGGAAACTGTTCCGGGACTGGATCACCATCAGCGCGGATGACACCGTCGTGCGGTTCTGGTTCTCATCCGACGAGTCCGCGACGTTGTGGTGCGCCGGCGAAGCGATCCTGTCCACCTCCGATGTCGAATTCGGGAAAAGGAACGTCCACACAGCGGAGCGGACGTACAACGCCGGCACCTACGCCGTCGGGATTGACACCGTCACACATAGGCAGACAGGTGGCGAGGGGGACGTCGTCGACCCTGTCATCTTGGCTGTGTGCACCCTGAACGATGACGGGAACAACGCGTCCTGGTTGATGGTCACCGACGCCAACACCCAATCCTGCCGACTCCATTTGGCTGGGGCAGGAGCTCGGGCCCCCGGCCCTACCCCGGGCGCCATCTTGATCACCCTGCTGTCGGAGGCCCAAACGAGGGCATCGGACGAGTCACAAGACTCCACCCTCCTCGAACTCAGTGTCGACTTCACCGGAACAGTGGACTCGGAGGGCACCACCTGGGTTGACGCCCAAGAAACGGTCCACAGGTACGGGACCACCATCTTCAACGTCGCCGACGCCCTGTCCGACCTTGGACTGTCCGTGAAAATCACCCCCGACAAAGTCCTGCAAGCTGTGTGGCGCGGCGGGGAAAACTTGTCTGACGGCACCGCGCCCGTGTGGGTCAAACAACACACATCGCTAGTCGCCCGCGGCGTCCCAGCCCTTGGGTGCGTCGCGAACCTGTTCACCCGCAGCGGGTGGACAACCGTCACAGAAACCGTGGCTGCAGGTGAACTGGGGCGCCGAGAAACGATGGTCGAGTTGGGGACGGCCCCTTCACTTGTTCACGGCGGGAACCTGGTCCTCGCCTCACTCGAGGACGGACTGGCCAAACACCAAGAGGTACTGCAAGGCGAATTCCTCGCCGAACAATTCGCCACCCCCTACGTCGACTTCGTTGTCTCCGACAAATGCCTAGTCGGCCCACCTGGGCAACAAGTCTCAACCCGGCTCCTCGCGTTGGGTGGGTCGTGGGACGGCCAAGGACCTGTGGTGTGGCACCCAGTGTGGGGAGAGGTGATGCGGAAAACCCCGACGGTGTTCGGGCAGCGCATGACGAGGTCTCAATCCCAAACCGCCCCCGGAATCACCGGCCGGATGCTGTCCACCTCCCCAGTCCCCACGAAAATGGTCACGATGCGGCTACCCATCCCCCCAGACACCTCAGACGATGTCGACACCGGTGTTGAAATCGTGGGCGCCGACTGGTTCGCTCCGTTGAGAACATCAGGGGACATCGTCAACGAACTTGTCCCGAACCCGACAGTGGTGTGGTGCGGTCAAATCGACATCGGGAAATACGGAGTTGTTGTCCCCAGGGCTGTCTCCCCAGGTGTGTCGTACACCCCGTGGTGGGCCGTCACAGTCGACGTCGCCATCGACGGAACCCCCACCATGGGCACCGAGCAAACGTTCAACGGCATGGCCGACACCATCAACTCCTGGCAAGCCTCGAGTGTCATCGGGGACGGCGCCGGGAACCTTTACGTCGCCTCACCATCCAGGCGGTCCTCTACAGCTGATCGTGGCCTGGTTGTGCAGCACTTCGACATGACCGGTGCACCAGCTGCGGGTTGGGGTTTGTTCGCCGGCGAAACGTCTTTGTGGGAGTTCACGCAGGCCGCGCAGTTCACGAACTCCAACCTGCTCTCAACGTCTCTGGTTGATGGGGACTACCTGATCGTTATTGCCGGTTGGCGCACGACGAACGACACTGCTGGCCACCGCAAGGTCAAGGTCAAGGCCTACGCCATCGACCGGGCCGCCGGCACGTTGATTGACTCGATCGACGTCGTCGGCCCCACCCACACCGGTACACCGTCCTATGCGGACAACATCCCCAGGAACCTGTTCAAGACCGCAACGGGGGAGTACCTCGCCGAAATCGTTGGGTCCTCGTCGTCGTCGAGTTTGGTGTACCAAACCCGGCTGTTCCCGATCGAGTTCGACGGCGCCACACTGACAGTCGGAACCCCGATCGACGTCGCCGACGAGACCGGGCACCCGAAGGTTGGGCTGAGCGAGTTGGGGGAGGGCATGCAGGCCTCCGTCAGTGGGCTGCTGGTGTCCACTCACGCCACCGACCTCACAGACGGTTCTGTCGGGTCTGGTGCTTCGACCTACCTGGACGAGAACGGGCACGCCTATAGGGGCGGGGGTGGGACCTTCCAGCAAACACCGGCAGGGTTAATCAACGCCTACGGGGTGCGCGTCGAATCCTCAGCGCCTCGCGGTTTGGCGGGGCTCGAGATCATCACCTGCGCCACCGGAACGTCCGCGACCTCATCGGTGTCAGCTGTACCTGCCCCGGCGACGTGGGATGCAGTCAACGACGACATCGAAGTCGACCCCCGCAATGTCACTGTCGCGGCCGAGACCGATCGGGGACTTGCCGTGGCCCCCATCTACTACGACGAAGCGGGCTCAACAGACTGGTACGGCCTGTGGCTTGCACCTTTCACGCTCACTTAATGGCGCGCCGCAACTGAATAGGCCGAATCCTCCGTAGTCTGTGAAGTGTTCCACTGGACACAGCACACACCGAGGGGTCTCACCGGATGACTGACGTGGCTCGGGAACGTGCTCTGCTCGCCGCCCAAGGGCTGACGATGCGGACCCGTGAACAGTGGGGGAGCGCAGACCCAGATTTCTACTCAAGCGACCGGACCGTCGTCGACCCGGCGCAGGCGTTTTTCTGGCACATCGCCGTCGTCAACGACCCCTCCGACCTGATCGGTAGCGAAGACCAGGTGATGCGCAACATTGAACGCATCGGACGGGCGCGTTTCCCGAACACCTGGTACTCCTACGACGCCGCCGTGTTCAACGGCAACGGCCTGATGGAGGGCCAGCCGTTGACTCGGCGCGGGGCGCACACCTACAACGATCGTGAGCGTCGCAGCTGTGACCGGGCCGGGTGCCCATCGAAGGGCGTCACCTTCCCCAAGGGTGGCGAGTCCGGTCTGAACCTGAACTACACCGCCCGCGCCCTGTGCCTGCCACAGATGGAAGCCGACCCCGTCACCGACGTTCAAGTGGACCTGTCCGCGAGGTGGGCTGCCGCACAGATCCGGTCCGGACTGGCCACACCGAACGCCCGGTGGCACGGTCACCGTTGCGTGTCGGCGAAGGCCTGCCCTGGAGACAAGGGTTGGGCCCGGCTCCCAGAAGTCCAAAAACTCACCGACCACTACGTGACTGTCGGCCTCGGCAAAGTCCCGATCCTGGGGGCCGTCGTGACCGCCTTCCCCGGCACCTACGCCCGGAACATGCCGTCGACGAAAGCCAAAATCGTCGGCTACCGCGGGTTCCGTTCACAGCTCCTGTACACGAAGACGACCACGAACACTGCTGGGGAGCAGTGGATTCGGCTGGTCTCTGGCAATTACATCCTCAAGTCACGGACCAACGCGAAGTGACAAGGGGACACCGCATGACTGATTGGACACCTGGTGGGGGCGCCAGAACAGACGACTGCGAGACGTTCACGCGTCCAGTGGTTGTCATTTCGACGGCGTAGCCGTGGACAGATATGCGCAGGCCGTCGTGGATCTAGGCAGCATCGCCCTCGCAGTAGCCGCGATCGGCGGGGTGTTGTGGACGATCGTGAAATTCACGATCGTCACACCGTTGAAGAACGAAATCTCAGACGCCGTTGGCCGCATCAACCACGAGTTGGTCGAACCGTTGGACATCCGCCTGAAGGCCGCCGATGTGCGACTCAAAAAGGTTGAGGAAGCGATGGCCGAACTACGCCCCAACCACGGCCAATCCACCTACGACCTGGTCCGCAAAATCGCTAAAGGCTTCGACATCCACGTCGACGACAAATAGGAGAGAACCATCATGGGCCGATTCAACTTCTCGATCGAACCCGTCGCTTGGAGCGCCGCCGCGATCGCCGTCCTCCAACTCGGTGTCCTGTTCGGACTCGAACTGCCCAACGGATGGCAGGCCGCGGTGAACACCGCCATCATCGCCGTTGCCGCTGTTGTGGCCCGCGCGAAAGTTGTTCCGGTGCCTCGCCACAAAGCTGATGTTCAAGAGGCCCTGTTCACCAACCCCGACCGGGCCGAAGGCTGAGCTGTGACACCGCTAGCCGGTGGGATGGCACTGTCGGCAATCCTCGCGGGTGCCATGGTGTTCGCAGGCGGCATGGCCGGAGTGTTCGCCGGCGCGTACGTCTACAACCGCACGAAGGGCCGACGCTAATGCCCTGGGCCGCCCTAGGCGTCACAGGTGCCGCGCTCGAAGTCTTGGCGTGGCGACACGGCAGGGGCCGGACCCTCACCGACACCCTGCGGTGCCTCACCAGATGCGACACCCGCACCGGGCGGGCCGTGGTGACCGTCGTCTGCACAGGCGGCGGGGTTTGGCTCGGACAACACCTCACCCAAGGCCGCGAAGTCTGAACTCCAACGCAACTACAACTCCGAGTTGTAGTTGACGAATCAATCGAAAAAACGCAACCCCCGCTATTTGCGCTTCCCCTTGCTTGTCAGATGCCACCCGCGACACAGAGGGCAGCGATACGCCCTCCGCTCAGTGTGAGTTGCCTTGTCTTGCCGCTGGAGCACAGCCAGCGCGAGTTTCGCAGCAATGGCATCTGGGTATCGCTGCTTCAAGCAACGCACGCCGGTCACGGGGTATCCGCAAAGTCGGCGTGTGACCAGTCCACAATCGCCACTGGGTGATAATCGCGGCGCAGGATGGTCGCGGCCCGGGCCATAGCAACCCTGTGCAGTACTGCGGCCTTCCCTTCAAGCTGAGGCTGCGCCGCCCACATGGCTGTGTCCGTGGCGTGGGTGGACACGAAATCAGAACCGGGATTCCTCGTGACGTGCCTCAACGTAAGGTCCACAAACTCTTCGACCAGGTCCTCGCATGCCGCGAGTTCGGCGTCGATCCCGTCAGGGACTCTGCGTTGCCCACCCTCCCACTGAGACACAGTGTTTTGGGCGACGTCCAACATGCCGGCCAACGCCGACTGGGACAACCCCAACGCCTCACGGCGGGCCTTCAACTCGATGGGCGTCATGAGTCCCAGTTCCTCTTGTCGGCGTAGGTCACGGCATCGTCTTGGTCGGCGAACCACGCTAAGCGGTGCCACTCCGAGTCGGCGTAGTACTTCTCTTCAACGACGAAGCCTTCACTGTCACGGCGGACCTGGAAATATTTGGTCATCGTCGACGCCACATAAACCAACTCACCTGCTGGCCCGGATGGGAGCGGGAGACGTGCCATCAGCTTCCCTCCTCCGTGTCTCGTAGTTGCATCAGGACTCTTCCAACGCTGTGAGTACTGCGGACCGGACTTCGGCGCGTTTCTTAGTTGGTCCCCACTGGCGTTTGACGATGCCTTGGCGGTCTTCGCGGGTGACGTCCCATCCGATCCAGACGTCGCGGTTCTTTCTCCACCACCGGTCACTGATCTCGACGGCACCGGTTGGTGTGCGAATGATGATGGACCTTGAGACGCCGTAGCGGATCCCTTGGCCCCAAGGGCCGTCTTGGACGTAGTCGCGTTCGGTGAGTTTCGCTTCGATTCCGGCTTCGGCGAGTGACTGGATGAGGCGGTCCCAGCGTGGGTCGGCCATGGTGTTCTCCCGGGGAGGGTTGGGCTTGCCCTGGTCGGCTTCCCTTGTGAGATGAAACTATCCCCGGTCTGTTTGACTGTCAACCCAAACACAGCACGGATGCTCGCACCTAGTCGTTGTCGGTTGGTTCTGCTGTCGACGTCCCACCGAACCTGGACTGACGGAACTTCGCCAAGGCCGCCGCGATCGCAGCATCCCCGCCCTTGCAGAAGTAGTAGAGGACCACGTACTCAACCATCGTTTCAGCCGAACGTCGCTCCATGGGCGCCTCGTAGTCGACTGTGACGCCCTCGGCCCGGAGCATCTGCGCCAACGCACTCGCACCCATAGGTCCGCCGGTGTATTTCACTGTCACATCAGCCATGTCCAAATCCTTCTATTTGAGGGTTGCGGTGACGGCGCACTGGTCTGCATTGTCGAGTGTTTGGAGGAGTTCGATTTCGGTGTTGGTGGCCGGTTGTTTGAGGTGTACCTCAACGTCGGCGCGTCCCTCGGCCAGAGTCAAAGTCCGCGATGCGGTGATGGGCGGGTTCCCGCCCTGCCGCCACACCGCTTCCACATCAACCTCAACCGGCCCGTTAGACGTGTTCGTGACGAACGCTGTGGCGACGAGCTGGTGGCCGTTGTCGAAGTCCAGGACGTAGTCACAATCCGATGTGAACGACACTTCACCAGCGTCTGAGCCTTGCCCGTCGATGGCTGTTCGGGCGCCGAAACCGAACAGGATGATTCCGCCGGCGAGCGCCAACACTGCAGCTGTTCTCACATGTGCCCCCGTGTGCTGTTTCGGGTGACTGTAGGCACACCACAGACCTGTACATGGGGTGTTTACCGGTTTGAGAGTTGTCGCTGCGCCTCACGGGTTCTGTTCGTTGTCCCGTGGGACACTTCACGCATGCCGAAATTGCGGGTCGTGGACGAACCGGCAATCGTCCAACAGGACCTTTTGGTCCCTCAGGGTGCCGACTTTTCGCATGGTTGGCGGCGTCACCGCGAAACGGTGAACTTGACGGCGGCTGATTTCACAGGTGCCTGCCAAGTGAGGAAGACCCAAAAACTTTCAGGTGAACTTTTGGCCGAATTGACGGTCAGCATCGTCGACGACCCTGACTATCCGACCGATATTTGGATCACAGTCTCCGCCACCCACGCCGAATCCGACGAGTGGCTGTGGATGGTCGGTCACTACCAGATCGAACTGGACGGGCCGTACGGCCGTGAACGGTGGGCGATGGGCCAAATCCGTGTCTCTCAAGGAGTGACTGACTGATGGCAACTGACATTGTTTACGTCGCCGAAGGCCCACCCGGGATACCCGGTGCGGAAGGTGACGTCGGCCCTCAAGGCCCCGCCGGGGCTGCTGGCGCTGCCGGTGCGCAAGGCCCGCAAGGAATTCAGGGCGTTGCCGGTGCGGAAGGACCTGAGGGCCCGGAAGGTCCTGAGGGGCCGACTGGTCCTGCGGGGACCACCGATCATGCGGCCCTGTCGAATCTGACTGTCGGTAACCCGCACACGCAGTACCCGTTGAAGTCGAACAACCTCTCCGACCTCGCGAACGCGGCGACGGCCCGCACGAACCTGGGTTTGGGGGACGCCTCAGTCCTGGACGTCGGCACAGGAGCTGGGGAAGTCGCGGCCGGCGACGACCCTCGCCTGAGTGATGACCGCGACCCCAACGCCCACAACCACGCCGCATCCGACACCAACTCGGGCACGTTCGCCGCTGCCCGTCTGGGTTCTGGGACTGCGGATGCCACGAAGTCTTTGCGTGGCGATTCGGTGTGGTCGCTCACCGATCACCGCGAGGTGAACACCCAAACCGGGGTGTCCTACACGTTCGTCGCTGCGGATGCGGTGGAGGCGGTCACGTTCGACAACGCATCACCGGTCGCGGCCACGATTCCGCCCTTCTCGTCAGTGCCGTTCTCCGTCGACCCGATGGCTGTGTTGAAGTTGGTGAACATCGGCGCAGGGCCGGTCACGATCACCCCCGGGTCCGGTGTGACGGTCGACGGCGACGAACTTGTGTTGGCCGAAAACCAGGCCGCCCAGGTACTCCACATCGCTAACGATGTTTGGTTGGTGGTGCCGGGTTTTTCTAGTGCGGGCGGCGGGTCCGACGACGATCTGCTCAGACCCGCTGACTTTTCGTCTCCATACTCAGACGCTTTCGACTCGGGCACCATCGATAGCAAGTGGACCGTCTACAACGCCAGCCCGACTGTCAGTACCGTTGGCGACAAAGCCGTCAAAATTAGACACGAGGTCGGCTCCGCCGCGTACGCAATGCTGCAGGCCATCCCCAGCGGGGACTGGATTACGTCAATGTGTTACTCGTGGACGTTTTTTGGTGGGGCCACACAAATGCTGGGACTCGTGTCGTTTTCCAATGCGGGCACGGGTTCGGGAGCGTTGGATTATGTCGGCAACGCTTCGTCTAAGTTGCTCTCAGACATTAGCGCTTACGCATATTCCACGGCATCAGTGGCAGGCGACGGCTCTCACGTCACCGGCTCTAACGGAACTCTTTGGATGTCACACCGGAAGGTCGGCACCGACTATTCGATGCGGTGGTCATTCAACGGGCTAACTTGGTCTTCTTGGTCCGCCACTAGGTCAAATGGGACGACGCCAACTCGCTTTGGCTTCGGCTTCCCGTACGGCGGCGGGGCCGCGTGTGAGTGGTATGTCAAGTGGTTCCACTACGAGGAGCTGTAGCGCTGGTTGTGGTGTCTGGTGTGGTGTCTGAATGGTCACCACCTACCTAAACAAAACAACAACCGTACGCACTGTTTTCCTGCGGGAATCGTAAACAGTTGCGGAACCAGCACCTGAACCCGCCCTTGTAAAGCGGGGGTTAGGGGTTCGAGTCCCCTCGTCGGCCCCACAAAACCCCAGGTCAGACACAGTTTCAGGCGAAAGACTGTCCTTCTTGTTGTCCATCTGTGGGGTCAGATGTGGTGTCCAGGGCTTTCCGGACCGCCTCTAGCCCAGTGTCGGCCTCTAAGTGGGAATACCGTTCCGTCGTCACGATCGACTTGTGACCGAGCAGCTTCTGCACGACACGTAGGGACACGCCGTCCTGAATCAGCCACGACGCGTAGGTGTGCCGAAGGTCGTGTGTGGTGGTCTCTGGTGGGCACCCAGCAGCGCTCAGGTGTGGAAGAAGATGAGTCCTGGGCCACACCCAGCGTGAGAGGGGTTTCCCGCGGTCTGTGTGAAAGATCAGACCCGAGCACCTGTGGGGCTTCCCGTCCTCACGTTCCAGGCCGCACACGATCGGCGGAGTCTGCGCCATGTGCCCGGCCAGGGCGTCCAGCACGTGCTGAGGGACCGGGACCAGGATCGGGCGGCGACCTTTTGGGTAAGGCTTGATCATGTACTTCCCGGACACCTCCGTGACCGTCTGGGACACCGTCATCACGCCGCGCAGAAAATCGACGTCGCCCTTGTGTAGGCCGGCGAACTCCCCCCACCTGCGCCCGGTGTACGCCAACGTGCGAATCACCACAGGGGACTCGGACAGTCGCATCAGCTCGTCGACCTGCCCCCGCGTCAGATACGTCTCCTTGTGCGTGGTCGGCAGCGAGACCTTCACGAACTTCGCGACGTTCTCGGTGATCAACCGCTCCTGGACGGCGTCGTTCAGAATGCGTGAGAGGAGCCGGTGGTACTTCGCGACAGTGGCCGGGCCCCGCCCCTCCTTCGATTGCTGTTTGCACCACGTCGAGATGGCCATCGGTGACAGGTCCTCGAGTGGGGTGTCACCGAACCGGTCAACAATCTCGCGAATGCGGCCGGCGTCGGAGGCCTCGGTGGTGCGCTCGACTACTCTCCCGGTTTCCCACCGGCTGATCCACACTTTCAACAGGACACGTCCGGCGTCCGGGTCACGGCCCGTTTTGGCTGCGCGTTCTTGGGACTCTGCCCACTCACGTGCTTGCGCTTTGTACCGGAACGTCGTCGTCGACTTCCTGCGCTTCCCGTTGGCGTCTCGGTAGACACCTCGCCATTCACCTCTGTGCGCCTCCGGCCAACCCACCTGACAACCCTTTCCCGGTCCGCAAGTAATGATGTAGTGTTTCCGCAAGTAATAACAACGAGTGCGGAGGGTTTGCTGTGCTGAAAGTACATGACAAAGCAACCACGGACGACCCGTGGCTGAGGTCATCCGACGCCGCCGCCTACCTCGGGATCTCCACCTACTGGTTGACCCGCCTCGCAGCTGATGACAAGTCCGGTTTAGTCGGGCACAAGATGTCCGACGCCGCGAAGGGCCGGTGGAGGTTCAAACGAGCCGACCTCGACGCCTGGTTGACCAGGGGCCGTAAACCGGTCGGGCGCCCGAAAGGTTCCTAACAGCGAGGTGGGTCCGGAGATGATTGCTGCATTTCCGGGCCCACCTTCACCATGTGTGGCGCCGCACGTACCTGACGAACACCTCATCGATCAGCGATGCCGATTCGTGCGCGCAGGCCTGCTGAACCGAAGGTTCGTATTCGACCTCCGCCCCGCCCCGCCAACGAGCTGACGCATCGACAACCACGATCACAAGCCCAGGGGGCATCCCCGCATCCAACGCTGCTTGCGCTGCACGTGCCCTCGATGTCACCAGGTCAGTCATGGGCTGCCAACAAGGTCCCTATGAGTTCGATGACGAGGGCGCGTTCGCGGGCGTTCAACTCGTTCGCCCGGGCAGGCAGGACGAACGGGGGCGGTTTGAACTGTTGCAGCCCGGCCGCTTCCCGAACGTCTTTCTCCGGCAGACGAAGGGCTTTCGCCAACCCTGCGATGACGTCCGGGTTCACCTTCCCGAACTTCGCATGCTCAATGCTGTGCACCGTCGACGAGGTGAACGCCCCACCGGAGGCGTCGGCGACTGCACGCAAACTCATCCCCAACTCTTTACGTCGCCGCAGCACAAGGTCAGTCAGGGTCTCTTTCATGCACGTCCCCGAGCAGGGCACCCAAAATCGCCATATCCGTGGACGTCATGACGCCTGGCGCCAGGAGCAACACTGTTGTGTCGTCCCTCCTCACTAGCGCCATGCGCACACCCAACTCTTCCCCCGCGACTCTTACCTGCACCCTCGTCCTTCCGGTGTGGTCGTTGAAGGGCCATTCTCGGCCCTCGACGCATCCAACACTGACCGGCGGACACAACCTGTGGATAACTCACGGCTTCTTCCAGGACTCGGCCATGGACAGCACGAACTCGGCGATTCGGCGTTGCTGGTCCTCGTCGAGTTCCCCCATCACCGATACCACTGTGCGGGTGTGTGAGGTGGGGGCGTCGGTGAACTTGTAGCCCACGGATTCGGCAGCTGCGCGCTGCACAAGGGTCAGACTCATGTGGAGGCCGGCGGCGAGGCCTTCCAACGTTTTCGGGCGTGGTGTTTGTTTCCTTGGTGCCCTGGGGTTAGCCAACTGCAGAACAGTCCTGGCGGGGATGTTGCCTTGGCGTCCGACGTCTTCGTAGTTCCATCCGCGTTCTTGCATCCGTTCCCGGATCAATCGGGCGAGTGGGTCCACGCGTTGATTCTGCGAGGGTTTCGGGGGCACGTCCAGACCACCTCTGCTGACTGTGAGCAACGGACCACAACGGGTTCCCCCATGGGGGTTCTCGTCCGCATGATGCCCCCACGGAACACCAACGGGTGTGGGGCAGTCAAAACACATGGGTGTAATTTCTTGACCGTGAGTGCATTGACATGTAGGTTTCCCGCAAGACAGTTGCGCAACTAAGCGCACTCAACATCCAGGGGTGGACAGATGGGACACAAACAGCGAAAGCGTGAAACAGCGCGTTTGAAGTCAAAGCAACACTTGATTGACACCATGACTTGGGCGGGGGTCGGAACAGTTGAACTTGCTGCGCACGCAGGGGTTGCGCACCAATTCATCTCCGCCCTCCGCTCCACGAACCGCCCAGAAATCAACGGCTGCCGACGCACCACGGCCCTACTCATCGCAGATCGGTTGGACGTGCCAGCCGACGAACTCTTTTTCATGCCCGCTATCCGCGAAACAGTTGCGGAAACCAGACAACACACCACAAGGAGAAACACCGTGAACGGCACTCTTCACACCGCCCAGGTGTCACCGTGACAGTCGGGCGTGTCGACGCCCATGACGGTAGGTATTACGTCGACCCCGCGAACCCCGACCTGGTCTACGACTCGGTCACCACGATCATCGGGGCCACCACGAACAAGGCCTACCTGACCGGGTGGGCAGCCCGCCTGGCCGCAGATTTCGCCGTCGACCACTACGACCTCGTCGGCATGACCTTGAACGAGGCAGGCCCGGACGCCGCGAAGAACCTGATCGCGAACGCCTCGGAGAGGTACCGGAACTACCGCCGCGACCTGGGGTCCCGGATTCACAACATGGCCGAGAACCTGAACCTCGACCTCCCGTTGCCTTCTTTCGACGAGTTGAACGCCGAAGAACTGGCCGAAGTTGACGAGTTCGTCGACGGCTACGTGGCGTTCTTGTGTGACCACGAACCGGTCATCGAAATGTCCGAAGCTACCGTTGCGAACGTCATCTACGGCTACGCCGGCACGCTGGACAGCGTCATGGCTTTCCCGGCGATGCGCCGCCGTCTGCTTGTGGATATCAAGTCGGGGAAGAACCTTGACGACACCATCGGCGAGCAACTCATCGGGTACCGGCGTTGCGATGAGGTGTGGCTCCCGAACGGCCAAAAAGCACCAATGCCAGAGGTGGACGGCAGGGCTGTGCTGCACCTGTCCTGTGACTATCCCGATGGGTACAAGTTGTTCGAAATCGTGGACACCCCCGAGCAGGAACAAGAGGCGTTCGACCGCTTTTTGCACCGGGTGGCGGTTGTTCGGGCCGGGAAGGGCGCGAAGCTCCGCACGAGAGCCTTGTACAAGCCACTCCCGGACGGTTCTCAGCCGTCCCCACTGATTGAGGACATCGACGACCTGGGGCGGGCACGGGGCCCGTTGATTGCCGCCGGGTTGCGGACCCTCGAGGAAGTCCTCGCCCTGACCGACGCGCAGCTGATGTCCATCAAGGGGATTGGGGCGAAGTCACTTCTGATGATCCGCATCCTCGGCGAACCCGCCCAGCAAGCCGCCTAAACACCACCCGAACTCACCTAGGGAGCAACTGTTATGCCTTTACTTGATTTGCAGAAACAAGGCCGCCAGATCGGCCGTATCCGCATCGGCGCCATGGGACTGTCGAAGAACGGCAGCAAGCGTCCGACGAAACTGGACACCTTCCGGCTAACAACCGGGTCTCGTGTCGCCGCCGACTCTGTCGCCGAGCACTTCGGTGGCACCGTCCACGCGTGGGCGCCAGGACAGTTAGAGGACGACGGCACCGGGCGGCAGTGGGAAGTTGTCACTGACGTCACCGAACTGCCCATCGTCATCCCACCCGGCGAGCCCATCAACCAGTGGTACGAAATGTGGTCTGGCGGAGGCTGCGTGCGCCGCTGTGACGGTTTCACCGAACAGTTGAGGCAATCACCCTGCCTATGCCCAGAGGGCGGTGTGGAACGCGCTGAGGCCGCCCAGACAGGGAAGGCGTGCAAACCGAAAACCCGAATCAACGTCATCCTCCCCGACCTCGCAGGTTTAGGTGTGTGGCGGTTCGACACCGGCAGTTACTACGCCGCCCTAGAAATCGCGGACACCGCCCGACTACTGCAGGCCGCAGCCGAATCGGGCACTGTCCTCCCGGCCCGGCTCAGGTTGGAACAGCGGGAACGGAAAGTCATCGACGTCCACACCAACCAGCAGCAAACCAAACAATTCCCCGTTGTGGTCATCGATGTGGACCTGTCCATGCGCCAAATCTTGACCGGACAAGGCCCCAGGTCATTCGCGGAAGCCCTCCCGACAAGAACAGACCGGGAAGCGTTGCCGGCACCGGAGTCGTTGCCCGAACTAACAGCGAAACCAGCCCGCACACCCGGGGCAGTCCCCACCTCGAAGGCGCCCTTGCCTACGTCGGACCCTTCCGGGCAAATGTCACCGGACACGATCGCCGCCAAAGCACTGGCCACCGCGTCGGCCCGGGTCGTCGCCGCCCTGAAAGAAGCCGCCACCACAGCCGGGGTCCTCGACGAACTCGTCACCGGACCTGACGGTGTCCTCACCGAGTTGGGTGACCTCCTCGACCAACAACTGGGCAGGTTGTGATGGGCCGGGTCCGTGAATGTGCCGCGATCGATGTTGAGTTGGCGGTGGGCCGCCGGATAGCGAAGGAACGACAGAAGCGAGGCTGGTCCTACCGCCGGCTAGCCGCACTGATGGCCGACGAGGGCTGCCCGATCGGTTCCAGTTCGCTGTGGAAAATTGAACACCCCATCCCAGGACGTGTGCCGCGCCGGGTGAACGTCGAAGAGTTGGTGGTCTTCACCCGAGTGTTCAACATCGACATCGCCACATTCCTACGCCGCTAACCCCCGCTTGCTTTGTTCACAACAAAATTGTTGCTACGAATCGGCGAAACACAACACCTAAACCCGCGAAACAGATGTACCGTTCGGCCCAATCATCTCAACCAGAAAGGGCTCACCGATGACCCCACCTCGTGAGAAGCCCCCGACCCGCCTGTGTGGGTCCTGTGACCGTCCCATCGACCCGTGGACAGGTGAGTGTCGCTGCACATGACCCTCACCAAACCTGAGGTGATCACCATCCTCAAATGTTTGGCCAAGGGCCGCAGCGTCACCTGGACAAGCGTCGCCGTCCAACAACCCGAAAAGACGGTTGAACGAATCGGTGAGGCCTACGGATGGCCCGACCCCAACCAACTCCGAAACCACATCGCACGCCTCACCGCACCACCGAACCTGCCCGACACCGAGTAGCACCCGCCCTTCTCACCCCCGACAAGGGAAAGATCATGAACAGTCACCCCACGCCAACCCCCGACGTGACGACCTGATGCCCCGATCACACGGACGCATCCTCTCCGACATTTGGACCGACCCCGAATTCGTGGCTCTCGACGAGGGAGCGCAGCGCCTCTACCTGTTCGTCCTGTCCCAACCCGACTTGTCACACGCCGGACTGGTACCCCTACGGGTCCGGAGGTGGGCGAACAAAGCCGCAGGGCTGACCGCGACCCAACTCGAGGAACGTTTGGACGTCCTCGCCGACGCACGTTTCCTCGTCATCGACCGCGACACCGAAGAAGTGTTGGTCCGCACCATGGTCAGAAATGACGGTGTCTACAAGCAACCCAAGGTGATGCTCAGACTTCGTGAGGACGCCAAACAGATTGAGTCCCCGAAACTGAGGGACGCGTTCCTCACGGAACTATCTCGACTACCGCTGCACCAGTTACCGAATGGCACCCGAGCAGCAGTGACACAGGTCGTTGAAGCTCTTCGTACCGACTTCGGAGACACAAGCGGATACCCATCCGTAGGGGTATCAGATACCCCTACCGATACCCCACCGGATACCCCCCGCGTACGCGCGCACGCGTTCCCCCAACC